GTGGCAACTTCATCATTGAGGACTCCTGCCCTGTCGCTATGCAAGACAATGAGGCCATCTGCCTTTACTGCTGTGGCTGTACAGACCACGCCGATTACCATGAATAGGAGAGGTACTATGGAGTACCAAGTAACAAAGATTGAAACCCATTGGGTTCAAGCAGAAACGAGAGAGGAAGCGGTCAGGGCTGTCCTTGACGGCAGGACCACTCCAGAGGCAATAGATTACGAGGTGAATGGGTAATGCTTACTTATCAAGTTGAATACTCCGCTACCTATTGGGTAAAGGCAGAGTCAGAGAGTGAAGCGATTGAACTAGCGATTGCCGAGCATGAGGATTTACCTAACGGAGATTGGGTAGCCTTTATTGACCTGTACGATAACGACAACTACGCACTATCAGAGGAGAAATAAGTGCCTAAGTATGATGTACAAATTAACCTAAGCGTTGAGATAGATGCTGACTCACCAGAGAGTGCCGAAAGTTTACTGTACGGTGAACTTACAGACAGGTTAATAGATGTGGCTAGTCGTGATGCACTATTCAAGATGTGGCTAGAGGTCGTAGAAATGAGAGAGGTGACAGACTAATGACTTACTTTTTAGCGAGAGCCAATCAGGCGGAGGAAGCAATCCAGCGTGTGCGTGAGTTGCACAAAGAAGTGGATGCCAACGACAGCGTGTGCGGTGACCCTGACTGTTGTGGTGAGTACATTGAGGACTGGACTATGTGTCAAGACTGCTACTCAGACTATCCCTGCCCAACTATCAAAGCGTTAGACGGTGACGAATGAGTCACCAACTAGAGAACTCAGAGAGAGTGCTATCTGCTACGCATGAACCAAGCAGGTGTGCTGGTCAGGACTGCACTATTCATAACATGAGTGACCACCACATGAGGTCATTCCCACAAGACTGGCGTGGTGACAGGGCAATCATGGAACGTATCTGCCCCTGTGGTGTAGGACACCCAGACCCAGACGACCCCAAGTCAAAAGACAAGTACGAAGCCATACATGGTTGCTGTGGCTGTTGTGTACCCCCAGAACCTAGGAGAGATAAAGTGACCGAGTACAGCATTGACCGATTTACCTATGACGCTGATGTTATCTATGACGAGATAGCATCTACGCTTGTCAAGAAGCAATTAGATTACGGCCCGAACAACATAGCACAAGCCCCTGGCGGCCCGCTGAACGGCTTGCGTGTCCGTATCTTTGACAAGATTAGTCGTATTAACAACCTAATTGACACAGGAGTAGCCCCAGAGAATGAGTCATTGAGAGATAGTTTCCTTGACTTGGCTAACTACGGTGTCATTGGCTTGATGGTTATTGACGGAGTGTGGCCTACACTTAATAAGAGTGGAGAGTCTAATGGCGAATAAGCACATCACTAACCCCTGCGATTTGAGCGGTAAGAAGGTATCAGAGAGCCTGTACCGCTGGGTCTATGCTCATAGCCGTACTATCTATGTAATCTGTCCAGAGTGCAACAACTTTGTATCAGTCAATCGCATTACCAATACGTTCAGGAAGCACAGCAATTACCAAGTTGTACACACAGACTTCTATGAGGGTAATCTCCATGACGGAGAGTTAGTAGGTTTAGAGATGTTTTAACTAGGGTACAATAAGACCTAATAGCAAACTCCCCCCTTATCAGCCGTCTGTTCCGCTGAAAGGGGGGAGTTTTTTATGCTTATTTACTTAGGGATTTCGCAGAAGTCCGTACTGCAATACTTCTCTCCAATAGCATCACTTGCCATTCCTGCGTACACATCTGTGAAGTCAATGCGTAGCAGTTGCTCTGTGTACTTCTCGTACTCATTTTGAGAGATTTGAGTGTAAGGCATTTGAGGGTAAACCGCATTTCCCATAGGTAGGAAAGATACCGTCTTTAACTGGCCGTCAAAGAGGTGCAGTACCGTACCAACATCTTGCTTCTCAGTTTCCTTATTGAAAGAAACCGTAACTGATACAGAGTTATCAGACCAGTGACGCTGTGCCATAGCAGAGAGAGCGACCTTTTCATAGATAGATACGTCTTTCTCCGAGCGGAGAGCGTCAGACTTTACTGGAAAGAATACTACGCTAGTAGTAGTTGGCGACTCGCTTGCTGGCTCTACTCGGTAGCCCGCGTAGTTGAAGAGAGGCAACATTGGGTCATCATTACTAAAGCGAATAGTACGCAAGAAGTACATACCGCCGGGAGTCCAATGAACGCCGGGGCTTTCACCAGCGAGGATGCTCACAGTTCCCGAGGGCTTAACAGTAGTAGTCTTAATAGACTCACGAATACCAAGCCACTCTGAATAAAGGCGGTCATAGTTCTGTACAGTATCGTAGCCCTTGTCCATCCAGTCACGCAAGGTCGGCAGCCCGTTGATGTCTGCGAAGTTTGCTACTCCTGACATAGAAGTTCCGATACGGCGGTTGCGTTGCATGATAGCGTTAGTTTCTTCCCAGTGAGTTGGGAGAAGGGTAACGGTCTTGGCGTATAGGTAAGCAAACTTCAGAGTACGCTTGTAGTCCTCAAGGTTGTCGTGTCGGTTGAGGTAGGTCTCGACAAGGGTACAGCACTCGAACGACTCTAGACTTTGCTCTGCACATGGGTTGTAACCAGCAACTCGCCAGTCCTTGTTGTTCGGTGGGTCAATCAGGCGGCCGTACTTACGGGTTACATCCATCCAGATTACCCCGGGTTCGCCATTAGTAGCAATGTTCTCAATAATACCAGACAGGTCGTCACCGACTCCGATACCTACTGAGTTGTTGGACATCCAGCCCCATCCCGGCGCAGCGGGGTCGTACGAGTTACGCTCTGGGAAACGCTCACTATTCTTAAGATTAAGGAAGTTGTCATCATCTAAACGACCCATAAGCAACTCAGCGGATCGCCGGACATTCCCGGAGACTACGCAGACACCGATGAGGTTTCCAATGTCAGCAACATCAACTCTAGTTAAGAGTTCACCTTCTCTACTTGAGAAGATGCGTCTAATGTGGTCGTGGAGTGAGATTAGCGGATCAGGCCCAGCTGCCGTGCCACCGAATGTCTTGATTAGTTCTCCTGCTGGTCGGATTTCAGAGTAATCAAACTCATAAGTAGGTTGGTCGGGTCTAAGGTAGGAGTTGATTAGTAGACCCAGTGAGTCTACCCAACCTTCACGAGTGTCTGGAATGATTGGGCGCACGATTGTTTGTGTTGGCGCGTGAATAGTAAACTCTTTATCAGCACCCTTGTCATCAAAGCCTACGCCTACACCCAACATTGAGGCCTCCATCAAGAAACGGAATGGCTTGGCAGGGTCGTGCTTAGTCATGCTTTCAGTAGATACAAAGGAGCAGTTCTGAAGAGCAGCCGAGTTCTTTTGTTCATTTACCAGTGGAGTGCCCATAACCCAGAGGCCTCGGCCGGGAGGAGTCCACTTAAGATTAAACAGGCGGTCAAACGCTTCTTTTGCGGATGCCTGTGCCTTGTTCTCATTCCATGGGAGACGGTTAGTATTGCAGTGGTCTTTCTGGATTGAATACATACCCTCAATAACACGTCGGCATACCTCTACCCACGTTTCCTTTGTGCCGTCTTCTTTCTTACGGGAATAGGTACGCAGGAATGTAATCTCGCCTACCGCATTACCGCCAGCATCTTCGTAACCCCATGGCACTTTCTTTTCGTTGTAGGTAGAGATGAAGTCATTAGAAAGTCGAAATGAAAGCACTGGCGCTCCTTGTATAGTTGTTTTTGGGGTTTATGGTAGTTCTGGTCTTGATAAGGGTCTGTTAATACATAACAGTAGTTACTCGATTGCGTCCTGAATGATGCGTGTGGTCTGAGATTCATCATAACCGCCGTCAGGCAGTTCGTTAAGAATAGACGCTCGTTCACCAAAGATTTGGGACAATACTCCGCCCCCGTTTTTAGCCTCTACGGTCATCTTTACATAAGATGAGTTGTCGTCTAGGTCTTTCATTAACTTTAGTAGTTTGAACAACCTATCGACCTCTTGGCTAGTGTTAGGGTCTGGGTATCCGCCGTTCATTTCTTCTGCAAACCTTGCAAACGCTATGCGTTGGCCCTGCATCTCAACAATTGACGTTAGTAATGAATTCAGCTGTTCTTTGGTCTCTAACTTAATTGGTAAGTTAAAAGCACAGGTATTTTGGGGCTTAAACGCGGGGCAGTTTGCTGCCACGAAACAGGTGTCGCAGATCCGAAGGCTGGTTGAGTTGGAACGGATGATAGGGATTTCTTTAATGACATCATTACCACGCTCATCGGTCTCTACTACTGTCTTTATCTCTGTTCCAAAGACGGGAAGTGTGGCCATTTCGTCTCTGTCACGACCAATAAGTTTCCGCATCTCAGCACCCTTGTTGTCATATTCGGAGAGGGCTGTTTCCACAGATTCATCATCATCTGGATTTAGGCTGTTAATATATAACTCCTCGTTATCATCAGCACCAGACATGTTGAACCTCGCTTCAAATTGTTCGTAAGACCAAATAGCCAGTTTGGCTACCTCAATGGCGTTGTCATCCATAATCTTATCAAAGTCTAGACCGGCTTTCTCATAGACCGCCTTGTATCTTGGGCGGGCTTGGTCCTTCATCTTCTTTGGGTAACGCACAAGTTTTGTACCGTCCCACACGATAGTTTCACCACGCATCATCGGGCTTAACCACGACTGCGTAGAAGCGGTGGCGACCTGAATCTGACGTAGGTTATCGGGCTTGGCACAGGCAATAGCGTGGAAAGTTGTGCCGTATTGAGTGGTCAATGCCCTCGTCTTGGCAGCCATTGACACGTCGTTCTCAATAACGTCATACGGTATTGCTACGTTTTTGTACATCTGGCACATCGCTACGATTTCTCCATAGGAGTGGTCTGCACGAATTGTAGGCCAGAACTTTTCCTCGTCAGACCACGCGGCATCACGTTGCCTCTCGATGTCATCCTTGCTAAGCATAGGATGGTCAATCTCTAGAAATGAGGTAATCCTGTCAATATTATGGGCTATGAAGTCCTCATAGTCCGCTGCGAAGGCGTTCATGTCTTCTTTGGTCATCTGGGCGTTATCCGGAATACCTGGATGAACATGGATATTCATGTAGGGCTGGAAGTAGTTCTCTAGCAGATACCGCTTATTCTTTGGAAGCCCACGCTGTACTAACCTCCAGAATGACACACCTACGTCTTTTACACCCATCTGCTCCAGAATTACGCGGTTGCTTGGCACATCCGCACCTAGAAAGGTGATTTTCACTCTGCGTCATCCCACTCTCTGTCGTCTACGTCTTCTTCTGAACTTAGGCGTTGGTCTTCCATGAATACCCCTTGTTGCTTATCCAGCTCCGCTGTAATACTGTCCCAACTCTTGACGCCCTCTTTGGCATCCGGCCGAAACTCAGGGCGTGTGTACCGTGGGCTAAGAAATACTAGAGCGGGGATACCTACCTCTAGTAATTGCTTTACTAATTCGGTATTGTCCGTAATAACAAAGTCAATCTTACCTTTGCTACGCTCCCGTTCTACCGTTCGTAGAAGGTTATCTCCAAGTGGGGACTTATCAATCTCTACAATGTCATCAATGTTTCTAGTTAGGTTATTCTTTTTTAACCATACGTCTGTGTGCTCTCTATCTTCTGTAACTATCAGCGTCCTATAGTAGGCATTCATAGATTTGTACAGGGCAGCGCCTTCTACTAAGACTGATTGATCCGCTGTGCGTTTTATGATTCCATCAAGGAATATTAGTACTGACATTTGCTACACCTACGCCCTGATCCGGGGCTATATGTAACGGTAGGGTCTAGTCTGTGACACCCATCACAGAGTTGCCAAACTTCATCTTCAGAGTCGTCTATCATTTTAGTTGAGATAACCCTTCACCAGCAGTGTTATTCTGTAACCAAGTTGCATGATGTGCTGCATCAAGCCACATAGACTTATGATGCTGTAGTACCGCACCGGTATGGGCATGGATTGGGATTTGATTATCTGTCAATCGTGAACAGAACATTAGGTCTTCTGACAACCACTTGTTATTACCGATTGGCCCATCTTGGAACCACGCCCAGTCTTTATGGTCATCTCCAGCCACCTCTCGTAACTTTTGTAGGGCTGAGCGATGCATTAATAGGGCCCCAGTACCAGCGGCAGCTACCTGGATAATACTGTTTTCTGGATATTCATCTAGAGGTTGCAGTCCCTGCTCTTCATTTGCTGTAAACAATAGTGGGACTGGGCGTAGGTTTAGGCCTTCCCATAAAGCTGCAAAGTACAGACCAGCTACAATCGGACGATCGATATGATGCGCGGTATCGCACAACAACTTAAATGTTTCTGTAGAAAAACGTTCGTCTGCATCCAGCATGAACAGCCAATCATCAGTTGTTTCGTCAAGGAAGTGCTTGACCATAATGTTACGGCTCTTAGCAAGAAGACCTGTACCCTCTACACAGTAGAAGTCCCCTATACGTTTAGGAAAGGTTCTAATCGCTTGCATAATACTAAGGCCGAACTCAGTATCGATACTGCCCGTATGGCACCATGCAATTGCTACTTTATCGTTTTGCTTCATCTATTTCTCCAAGTAGTATGTATTATTTTGGATATGTTCTTCTCATTAAAGTTGATAGGTCGGGCAATTCCATTCCATAGGTTTCTGTGGAAAAGTTGCTCTCAGCCTCTTTTGAGTAATCATGTAAACGTTTTAGTGCTGAGATTGCCCCTGACCTCTTACCGGCTTGCCATCGGTAGTTAGAGAAGTCAGCATACCCCGTTCCTTCGGGGCTAAACGCATGACTTCTAGATCCGTGAATATCTTCAAACATAGCCGAGGCTTGGGTTACAGCGTGTGCTAGTTCATACTCTGCGTTAGTTCGGTGCGCTGGATTTGTTGCTGTGCGTACCTTATCTAAAGCATCTGTATAACGGCCCACAATAACTTTAGCCATCTCTACATCCCTATCAGCAACCTGTTGCCATTCAGGGTTATGTGGATAGTCCTCTGCTGTAGGCGGTACTACCCAACGGTCATCTGTTACTGAGTAAGCGGCGTAGGGCTTTAGCTGTTCAATATTTGGATTAAGGTTTACATAAAAGGTAAGCTCAAACTGTCCCATGAAGTCATCAGTTCTTGGCAGTAATTCATTTCTAAACCCTTGATTAATCTCATCTACAATCTCTTTATCGCTCCACCCCTTATATTCTTGATTGGAACGCCTAAATTGTTCGTAGTTAATACTGACTAAGCAGTCTAAATCTTTAGGGCTACGATAAGCTGACCAGTTATACGATACTCCGGATCCAGCTAGGTAAGGTGTGGACCAAGATTCTGGTTCATTGTAACCTAGTTTTAAGTGATTATTAAGCAATACCAAGATAGCCTCACGCACGTTTGAACGTAGCCTTTGTCCTTGGAATAATGTTGGGTCTAGCACCGTAGACGGTTCGCTAAAGTAAGATGTTTCTTGCTCTTTAATGGAAGTATCCTTAGCGGCATTTGCTAGTGCTTCGTAGTAATTCATTGGCCTACCTTAATTCTCATACGCCTATTTTACTACTTATATAGGCCCTTTGCTTCATTAGCTTTGGTCATATTAAAGGACTTTACTGGGCAGAAATCACATAGATATACCTTAGGCCCTGTTTTACCAGCCTTATCAAGACCTGCTTCCTTACGATCAGCATCTGTATCAGGCTTTAAAAGTTTCTTATCAGATTTGTAGTCATCACATTGACCCTTAGGTCGGTTATGGTCGCTGTAACAACGCATGGCATCTTCAGCAAACTGGTTCTTAGTTGCATAGAAGTTGGTCTGGAAGGCATCCAAACCATCAGAACCGCCCTTAATCTGCTTGATAATCTCTTCTTGAATCTTAGGAACGGCCCAGTACTTAAACGGGAACTTCATAAGAAGTCCAATATGCTCTACAGGCTTTTGGTGCTTGGATACAAGAATGTTAAGTAGGGTGTCTGTTGCTGGATCACCTTCATAGTCAGGTAACTCTTCAATTGTCTTACAATTACGGCAAACAAGAACACGAATCATCGGTTCGTCTGCGTTACCTTTTGCGCCTAAATCAATTGCTCCACTGAAATCCATGCAATAATTCTACCACATTAATTGTGGTTTCAAACCTACGGTAGGGGCTGTAAATCTGAGAATACTACAGGTGGAACTGGGGCAATAGTGGGATTACGGGTAGCGTCTTGAGGCTGCACTACATGTGAAAACTGCGGGTGCATCGGCGCCATTTGAGACTGATAAGTCTGTGCTGCTGACAATACTTTCTGTCTGATGTCACGCTCTGCTGCCCAAGTAGGGCTAGCGCCACCACCGGGCTTTAGCCAGCCACCGCTCTGGTAACCTGGAATCTCTACATCTGTGACGTTTTTAATTCCCGGCTTTTGATTAGGTGCGGCAGACCCTGCAATACGCTCATGCCTAGCTTCGGTCCATGGTCTACGAAACTCAATATGCTCATCTCTCGATAGGCCTCTAGGAGGCGCTACAGACTTACCCGGTTCAACCATAGGATTACTAGATTGAATTGAGTAGTCTTGAGCTACTTTTGACTTTCTTGACTTAGCCATTACTAGACCCTATCTAGGTTCTCTTTGCTGTTCCTGAATATCTCCAGCACAGTTATCGCAGACATCAGTATTATCATCGTCACCGCACATATAACAGTTCTTGCTGGCGTCACTTGGGGAAACGTTGCGTACATTGTGTGGCTTTTGGCCCGATGCGGATGCAACTCTAGCAATGTGTTGACCAGCTTCTCTAGTAGTCATGTCTTCGCCTAGAGGAAGGGAGTAGGTGTCGCCATGACCGCTTGGGTCAGTATTCCATCTCATTACAGAACCGCCTTGGAACTGGCGAGAAGTGTCCCCACCACGGTCTGGAGGAGATTGAATCGTCTGTGATAGTGCTCGCGCTGCAGCTTGATTGTCTGCCTGGTCAGCCTTAACATAATCAGTGTATTCGGACTCACAGTTATCATCGCAGAAACCGTTTCCGCCTGAAATACCACCTTGTCCGCAATTGTAACAACTGCCCATTATTATGCTCCTGGATTTACTTTAGAAGGCTCTTCAGAGTTGATGAAGCCATAATTCATGTACGGGTGTAGATCAGCTCGGTTCTTGATAACGGTCTGGTCACCCATACCTGCTGCTACTGTTGTATTTGGACGGCGCTTGCGGTACTTGCCGTCTGTAGATCCCTCATTTAGCTCTGCATTTGGGGAACGTCTGTATGGAACTGTCATTCGCTGACCATCCTATTTTTTACTAGTTTATTTGCCTTGCGGTTAGCACATGTTGGGCAAAGCTCTGAATACAGAACTTCGTATGGAGTTAGTTGTAGTCCACACTCTAAACAAGGCTTACTACCATTATAGTAAGTATTTTTTAGATTTTGCTGTGTACTCAAGGTAATATCAGTAGCTCCGGGCATACCTTCACCGGTGCTATCTGTCATAAAGCCTGGATCAATAGCCATTAGACTCCGTATCCTAATGTGTTACGTGAACTTGATTGTACCCAATCTGGTTGAACAGGGCTGTCTACTCTAGATGACACTGGGACGTTAAGCTCAACTATATCATCTAAGCTGTACTCTTTTGTGCTATATCCATATTTTTGCGGGAATAGCTCTACCTGAGGTATATTAGGCCGTACGTACTGCTGTAGTGCTTCGCTAGACATAGTTAGGGAAGCTAGGGCCTGACTCAGGTTCTGCTCCTGATTACTAGCAAATGGGCCAATGTATGCCTGTGGGGGATATGCCGCCTCTGGTGGGGCAATCCATGGGCGGTTAGAGTACACTCCATTAGTTAAGTTTGGCACATGTCCTACCTATGTTACTATTTATATATGCTCACTAATGAACAACTTACCTTTATTTTACTGGTTTACGACGCAGAGTGTCTTTACGAACCTGACCTAGATGAATCTGGGGAGCAGTACTTCATAAATGCTAAGCGCTCCTATTGGGCTAGAAAAATGCTTAGGGAGCATTTACTAAATAGTGGGGTCACATTACCCCGCCCCTCCAGCCAGCCCAGCCCAGAGCTTGAAAAGTTGGTCGAGAAGTTCTACCCGAGGGATCAAAGAATGAATGACCTAACTCATCAGCCGCCTGATGAACTCGATAAGATCTGATACTTGTATCAGATGACGGGGTTCCAATACCCCTATCTAACTCACCAAATTGCCTTCCCATTTTTAGGTCAAAGGCATGCCTATCTTGACAATAGCCAAGTCCTCGCTGTACTCCACGCCACGTACCATCCCAGCTATCTGGGTGAATAGCTGAGCCAGTAAAATCGTGTAGCTTTCCCCTTGTCCATACGTCTAGAGGATGGGTTTGGGAGTCAATTGCCCTTTGCATCGTTTTTGCTGCGATATGAGGGACAATTAACCCGCTGCTAGCACTTCTTTCAACTAAACTTTTTCTTGCGGATTCTAAGGTTCTTTGACTATAACCACCTAACAGTAGATGCCCAGCTAGTGCGTGGTTGTGGGGTAGGTACTGCTCAAGCCCCCTAGCTTCTCTAGCATCATTAAACCTACGTCCAATAGCTTCTGCCTGAGCACTTTCATTACGGTAGAAGTTTTCTGCCTCTTCCTGATAACCATGCCTGACTGCAAAATCTGCTGCCTCCGCAGAACGTTCCGCCATTAAACGAATATTTTTATTAGCTCTAAGTACGTCGGGGTTTTGAATTTCAGTGGTTAGTTTTTTAGTTCCTGGAACAATAAAAGCTTCTCTAAACTCAACTGGGTCTAGCTTAAGTGCTTTAGTATTTTGGTCACCTAGTCTAAACGCATTTACTCTAGATGGTGACCAACCCTTTGGGGTGTCTACATCTGTAGAATCTCCGTCGGGTGATGGGGAGGCTGTTACCTCAGACTGTGTTTCTTTTCTAGCCACTATTAACTCCAGCTTGGCTTCATGTTACGAAGCTGTGATACCCGCTTTTCATCCATATTATAAGGGGAATCGCTTCTTACACTTGGGCCAGCTTTGCCATCATTAGGTAGGTGAGGAGCTGGAACCAGCTTCTGGTTCTCTACATGTCGTGCTGAAAGGTAGGTATTACCATTATATTTTGCACGCATCTGGCGCTTAATCCCACGTTCTGGGTCAAGCTCTGATGGATAAAAGTAGTCTGAGGGGTCAATGCGCTCGCCACGGTGGACGCCTCTTTGGTAACCACGTTGACCGAGGCGGATCTTCAGGCTATTCAGAACTGTGTCTGATGTGCTAGAAGGCCGGCCTCGGTCATCGCGGCGGGAACGAATGGTTCCTAAGTAACCATCTGGGTACTCTGCGGACGGTACTCTGCCTACACCGATACGTAGGAAGTCGAGCTCAGAACGAGCAACGGGTACACCGCCACCACCATAGGTGGTATTGGTGCCATACATACCGCCGGCACCTAGATTTTGTACGTTTTGATGGTTATTGGCCATGTACCTATTGTACGGTACCTTTATTTATAAGTTGACCTAAACTCTGTGCCAGAATATACGGCCCATCCATCCATGATATGTACGTTCTCAATGGTGAACTCGCCAGTATCTTTGTACCAGATGATTCCCACACCCTGTTGCCAGTTTTCGTATTGCTTTACTGGGTGAAGGTTTAGCATCGTGCCTCCCTTATAAGAAGGAACTGCACCATCAATACGGCATAGACACCCTGGGCTGTACGCGCCGTTCTGGATTGGCCCACCGCTTGTATCGTGAGTCTTGTACAACAACTCCATCCGGTGTGAATGGCCGTAAATAGTAGACTCATGGTGATTACTATTAACATGCTTAAGGGCAGTAGAACCGTTGCTAGCTGCAGCTGATCCATGCCGGGCTACCAACCTTGGGTTAATGTAGTACTTATCCGCTGGGTAACCAGATACGTGGGTCACATTACCGATGCTATTAAGGTTGAGAAGGTGCGGGATACCGATAATAGGGTCTGTGGCCCCTACCTGACGTACCTCAGACAAGTTCTTAGCCATAGCTGTGATGTACCTAGTAGGTCGGCAATCGTGATTACCATCAATGTAGACGATTTCGGCGTTAGGTGCTAATGCACGTTGGCTAGCGATGTAGTCATGAGCAGCCTTGAGTGACAAGTTTACTGTTCCCTCAAATGTAGGCTCTGTAGCATACTTACCAAACATCGGTAGGTCTAGTGTATCTCCAAGGTTAATTACCTTGTCTACTCCATATTCAGCCTCAAGCGCAGCTACAACCTGTAGCGCTACGTTAATAGCGTGTACATCATGGAATGGGTCTAGCGCTCCGTCCTCATACTTACGGAAGCCAATCTGTGTATCAGGTAAGGCTACTGCTAGTTTCCACTCATTGCTTTTTTTATTTTTTACTTTAGCCTTTGATAACTTAGGTAAATTAGCGGCCTTAGCCTGAACTAGGTTCGTGGAGACTGAGACCCGTGGGGTCTCTAGCGCCTCGGTAATGAGGTCAATTAAATTTAAGGACGTGGGCACTGGCACTGCCCCTTCATATGTACCTTAAAGGTAGTGAACTTGAAGGGCAGTTCAGACTCCTCAATAGCACGGTACAGTGCGGAGAAGTTAATACTCTCACGCTCGTACAGCTGGTAGAAAACTTCTTTTACATCGGCTTCTTGTTCCTCTAGCCACTTACCTACTAGGCACAAGGCGGTTGGGATTTTACCCTCAAGATAACCGTTTAATGCGTTAATCAGCATACTTTCTCCGTATGGTTGGTAGTACTTGCCCTTTAGTCTACCTCAATTTCCGCTGTTCAAACGTCAAAACCCCGCCAATTTTTTGACGGGGTTTCGATGGGTTTTATTAAATTAGTTATGATCTTGAGCACCAGAGTAGAAGTTAGGTGCACTTCTATTAACAGCAGCTTGGAAGATGCGTCCGTTAGCTTGAGTAAAGCCAGCAGCTGGTTCGGTATGTGCCTCAAAGCCTACCTGAATACCATAAGCAGCACCTGTGCGCTCCTTAGGGGCGTAAGCAGTATGAGCATGAGGCATAGCTGCGGGGTCCCCAGCGGCTCTGTTAGCCTTAGGAACTAGGGTGGTGTGCTCTGAGGGGGCGCCTGACGCATTAACCGCGGATGCGCCTGATGGCGCTGCGTCTGGACCTGGAGCTAGTGGTTTTGACATGTCAACCTCTTAAAATAGTATTAATTAATCTGGTACAACGGTAAGGGCAATTGCTGAGATCTCTCCATCGTGACTTTCAATGGTAGTAAACCCCGGGATACATTTTAGGTCGTAACCTTTAGGTGCTGTATACCCTCGGGCAATAGCAATAGCTTTGATCCCCTGATTTACTGCTCCAGCACCTACAGCACGAAGGGTGCAGGTCCTAGTCTCGTAAATACTATGGGCGATAGCTGCTGCCACGGTCTGTGGGCTTGAACTAGCACTTACTTTTAGTACGTCTTGTTTCGGTGTTTCGGACATATAAATACCTCGTATAGTGATCGGTGTAGCAAACGTTGCTCTACTTAATTATGAGGTAAAGCCCAGCTAATTTCTTGCTGAAGTCAGCTTATCGTAAACTTCTTTTTCATACTCAAAATCGTGCTTATTCATAGCAATCCTGGCTAGTCCATAGGAGTCAGCCGCGTCATCTGAGGTAAACTCTACGTCCCACTTCTTGTAGATAGCTAGAAGCATCTGGTTCTTCTTGACCCCCGTGCCCTTGCCCGTTACATACTTCTTAAGGCTAGTAGGTGGTACAACCAGGGGGAACCTAGCCTCTGGGTATTGAGGACTGAACCTATCCCATAGGGTTAACTTAACCACTGCCCCTAATTCTCCAGCCATGTTCGCCATTTGGCTACCGTAGGCGTAGCCCTCCATAGCTACAGCCTGTACTTCAAAGTGATTAGTAAAGCCATAAATAACACGGCGAGCGTGCTCCAGTCTTTCTACGCCGTTACCCTCTAGCTTATGGACCTCAGTATAATAGTTATTACTGCCGTCGATAGCGGTCATGGCAAACCCTGAGTAGGATTGATCTATACCTATACATACGGGACCTTTAAGATTTGGGACTCCGAATACTTTTTTACCCATTTCCACCTACGTAACACTTATAACAAAGGGGCTCATCTTTCTTTGAATGAAACCAGATGTTTAATGACTTTGCTTTACAGCTTGAGCAGTTCATACTATACCTTCTATTGTTCCGTCTTTAAGTGATTTAAAGCCTGTTACCTTACCTCTAGTGTAGGGGTCATGCTTCTTTGCGGTCTCTATAGCTTTCTTTGCATACCTAGAGTGGTACTTCCCCCAATCTTTAGCATCTGCTGAACCTGCTAATGAACCTAATGCAATTGGTGAGCCACTTCCAATACTCCAGTATGGCTGAGCTCTGGTGATCCCAAGGGTCTCTCCTATTAGAAAGCTTCTACCATATGTAGTTAGTAGTACTTGACTCTCTCCAATAGTACCCCAGTATGATTTCTGTAGATGCTTCTCGACAGCCTTGTAGATTATTGGCACTACTCGGGTGGCCATCCAGGAGAACCACTCATCATCTGGCTTGTTTAGTAAGTACTGTGGGGGCTCAGGGTACTTAATAGTATATTGCAGGATGTCACAGATCCGATCCTCACCGCACACCGCTATTAACCACGACCCACGGACGATAATTTTATTCATGTCCGGGTGGATGTAATCTCCGGTGATGCCCTCATCTGCAAACATAGTAGCGTACTCAGATGAGACTGTAGTTACTATAGTTGTCATTACTTAGGGCCCGCCTGGTAGGGTTAACCTACTTATTATACACTTCTTTAAAGTGCTTTAGGCACCATGAACTAAGGACTTTATCGGTACTTGGGTCATACTGTAGGGCGTATGGGGGATCGCCACATGCAGAACATCCATCTGCCGAGCTTTTTATGGCGTCCCAGTCAGTCATTAGCCCTGCAGCTCACCGTTTAATGCCCTAGTGGTTTGACACGGCCAGGTCTGACCACACTCAGTACAGGCAATCTTACCGTAGCTATGCTTCATCTTCTTATGTATCTGACGTACACGCTTAACAGCCTCAGCTGCTTCATCAAGGGTAGGCTCGTTCTCGTAAAGCCCAGCTTCTTCAGCAATCCGAATCATATCTGAGAGCGCCTCCCTACGAATATCTGCTTGGTTACTGTAGTCGCACATCAGGTTGTAAACTTACTTGCTCTGGAGCTAAAGCCGCTAGAAGTACGACGAGTTAACTCACGGCTGATAAAGGAGCAGTCACGCTCAACGTTAGTATAAAGCATCTCCATACCTTTACGGTAGTTATGAGCTACATCATACTTCCATTCCGCGTCCTGTACCTCACCCTCAACTGCTACAAGAGCTTTGATAGCTGATACTGTCATTTTGGGCTGGGTATGTCGGGCTGTATACCTTGCCTCAACTAAATCTAGAGTCTTTTTATGTGAAGACTCATCCATCTGCGATACTGTTACCTGGGCTAGGATGAACGCTAGGTAAGCATTGTACTCTTGCCATAAGCGCATGACACCTAAGTCATCACAGTCCGTGATATCATCTGGCATCTGAGGGATTATTCCGGTGAAAGACTTATCTATGACAAATCCCTGAGTAGTCATAAGGTCTAGCGTAACATTGCTAGCATCTCCAACTTGCATCTTAATCATTAAATACCTCACATTGTTTACAAGACCCTGCTGAGTTAACGTTGCACGTTGGGGGAGTGCCCGCCTCAGCGCATTCCACAATCATAGCTACGGCATCCATAATATGTGTGATGCCGAAGTTAGACTTAGGGATTACAAACTCTTTAACATCTTGGTTAAGCTTGTTTTCATAGATGAATAGTACCTCTTTAGGCGCGGCATCTCCAAAGGTCTTCTCTAGTACATGTAGATAGACCTGTGTCTGCATGATGTGGCTATAGAAGGGGGCTTTAATATTAGCCCAAGCTTTATTAAAATCTTGGTCAGAGTCATACCAAAGGCCTGGGTCTTCCCATCGAATGGTGCCATCGCCTACTGACTTAATCTCCAATAGGATATCCTCACCAAGACCCTGTAACCAGCCGTCTGCGTGACCTGCTATACGCAGATCTTTATCAAGGACAGGAACTTCGTTGTAAGAAAGAACAAGATTCCCACAGGCGCAGGACTTAGGTGAGGTGCCCCAGGCCTTAGCCTCACAATAGTCGCACTCCCATATACCATGAAGCACTCCCATTTCCCCGAACAGGCCCTGCCAACGAGCGTGGACATCATGGCCAATCTGAAAGACGGCCTTTTGCCTACGGGTAAGGAGCTTAGGTGCTGGGGACTCCCCCATGAGTAAGTAATACTGGGCGCGGTGGCACCAATCCTGCTTGATAATAGCTGACGGGTGGATAACATCCATGCGTCGGCTAGTATCTTCTGGCTGGGATAGTACCCAGCGCTCTACAGCAGACAACGCTCTGGTCTCTTGCTTTCCTGCATTGACCAGCGCCTTAAGCGCACCGCTTGGTTTCTTTGTTGGCTTAGCCATTCTAGTGTCCTCTCCTAGACATCTAATCTACCCAGTATTACTTACTCTAAACGCTAGATCTAGTTACGCCACTTGTCATAGGTTGGGTGGTTGTACCTATCATCTTTTGAGTCAAACTGAGGCTTCTTATTCTTCTCATACTGTATTGACTTGTTACAGTGATGTGGTGACCGAGTATCATATACCCGCTCGCATACTACACATAGATCTAAGTTATCTACATCAATCTTAGTTGATGGGTACTTAGGTTTGGGCGGATGTACTGGGCTCAGCCCCTTGTTAGGTGGGTAGTCCGAGCATCGGTGTGTCTCTGTTCTCCACCATAGCCCACAGTCTGGGCACTTAAACGGTTGGTGCGTCATATTATTCTCCTTTGACCCATTGTGCAAGGGTCTTGCCGTTATTATTAGCCTTACGCTTTAAAGCGTTACGCTCTCGGTGGCTCATACCACCCCAGATACCATAGGTATCGTCCATCTTATCCGCGTAGAGTAAGCATTCGTTCTTTACCGGGCAAGGTGGTCTACCATCTTTACCTAGACAGACGGCCTTAGCTTGGTCTGCAATAGGCTTATATAGTTCTTTATCTCTTGGCGGATACCATAATTCAGTATCCAGCCCGTTACACTTGGCGTCAGCACGCCAGCTCTCGATATCTAATGGGTCTCGCAAGTACACTCCTGGAGCTTTTGGCGGAGCTCCAGAAAGTCGTTCTCATCTAACATGACGTAGTTCTCGCCATTAAGATGAAAACCTAGAACGGGTGTTCGGCCATCAAGGATAGCTTCCTTGACGATCTTTTCTAGGACTGCCGCTTTGACAGTTACCTGCATCTTTCCTGTCCACTTGTGCTCCACGAGTAGATCGTCGCTTCGTATATCTCCCTTGCGACTCCAGAACGCTCCGCTAGCGGCGATAGTACTACCGCCGATAGCTTTAGCGATCCGCTTCTCGTGCTTCTGAGATTGACGTTGGCCCTCAGTCTTCACCCGAAGTCTCCTTAACGTACTTAGAGGACGCTCTTACAGCATCACGTACGTCGTGCTCTAGGCTTTCCTTGAGGTCAACATCCTCTCTAATAGATTGTAGCACAGCATCACCGCCCTGCCACTTTTGGTCCTTGTAGGAGTAGTAGGCACCAGCTCTGGTAATTACCTTGTTGATAATACCTAGGGCTACAATCTCCTTAGCAAAGTCGTAATCTCCAGCAAAGCACTGCCCGTCATCAAAGTAGAAGTCAAGGTAGGCCACCTGTGATGGGGGAGCTGACTTGTTCTTTAGAGTACGGATCTTGATAGTCTGACCTACCTTGCGCTTCTCCTGACCAGTGCCTGTCTCAATCCAGTCGTCACGCTTGACCTCAATACGGGTAAAGAAGGCATAGTTCTTAGCCTCTCCACCTGGAGTAGTACGGGGGTCACCATACATAACGCCGATTTTCATACGGTACTGGTTGATGATAAGGCCGATGAAGGGGCGCTCATCCTCTGTAAGGGAACGCCGGGAGGCCTTACCTACCTTGCGGAAGAACTTACCTGTAAGTAGGGCGCCACGACCGACGGTCGCCTCGTCCATGTTCTTATCGTCCTCTGCCATAGGAACCAATGCTGGAAGCGAGTCAATAACTACGCAGTCAACAGCCTTGGTCTCTACCAACTCAATCACAGCCTCGTAAGCTTCCTCCATGACATTGGTGGCTACTACAAACACGCGACTCAAGTCCACGCCACACATCTCTGCGTACTGTGGAACCCATGACTCAGCAGCTACCCATACTGTAGTGAAGTTAGGGTCACGTTTCTGGTTAGCGGCTACCGTCTTAAGAGCAAGAGCAGTCTTACCATTAGAGGCTTCACCTACGACCTCATGCCACTGATTAACTGGGAAGCCTCCACCTAGAATGACGTCAAGGGCAAGCGACCCTGTGGTCATCCTGCCCATGACTTCGTCCTTGATATTGGACCCAAGTACAATCATTTCTTCGCCAAACTTTTTGTTGAGTTTGGCAATTACCTTAGCTAAATCTGCATCCATTAATTGTCCTCTACTTTGTAATCTAATCTGGGCATCTCAATTAACCAAGCGATAATAGATTGACGCATCTTGTCTGAACCACGAGCAAAGGCAGCCTCTGTGTCAGTTTTGTACTCTGGGGTGTGGTACAGAAGCTCGTACTTGGCTCGATACTCATCTCTATCTTGAGTAACACGATACAACTGCTCGTCTAGCTCCCAACATTTACGGTCAAGTCTGATGACTCTAGCCTCTAGTTCAGCTAGTTGTTGTTTTAGTTTCCACGGAGTATTCATTACTCAATCCTTCCAATAATGGTTTGAGGGTTAAAGTTATTTGCTGTGCTGATCTGCTTAGCTGGAGTGGCTGGACCACTAGGTGTACCGCCGGAGATGCCCGTGCCCATACCACTACCGGATTGAACCACTGGATATCCACAGTCGTAACAACGAGCCTTCGCCTCAGGAGCTAGTGCGCTTCTGCCGTAGTTACCGCTACCGCAACCTGGGCAGCGTGACGTATCTCGTGCGCTCTCTGGCATACGAGGAGCCTCTTGCGGTATGGATGGAGGTGGGTTATATGGCGTAGGTGCCGGAGGTGTGTATGGGGGGGTAGGAGGCTGCTGTGCGGGAGCGCCCATCTTTCCTAGGAACCAGTTGTTACTCATAGGCTATCACGCGATCCAATGAAGTTGCTAGGTACCTGTAGGATACCCAGCTCTAGCGCAGCAGCGATAGTAGGAACCATAGCTGTCATAGAAAGGGAAACACATATGTCCTTGATGATATCTGTCTGCCTCTCTACATCATCAGCCTCACCAATGAGCCCACTACTAAGTGCCTCAGCTGCTACTGACTCCGCGAATACCTCAGACATGATGCTGCTCATAATACCTAGGAAGTCCTTGAAGGGAACTACTCTTGCAAGCCGTCTAGTACTATCTTCGAGCTCTATCTGTACACCTTCATCACTGATAGGTGTGAAGCCTGCGTCTTTTGCAAACTTGTTAGGGTCGTCTACATTGACATCGAATAAGAACCATCGGTACAAAGTACTGAGCGGTACATTCTTAGTCTCAATCTGACTGCTTGGGGAGAACCCCTCAAACACGTTTTTCTTTCGCTTGTTAAACCAATTCACTTGGCCTCACCCCATCTTTGGACTATTTTTACATCTGCGATTAATGGTACGTTTAGAAGGTCGATGCCCTCCATAGCTTCTCTTAAGGATTCAGCAGTTTTGTCTGCAAGGTCCTCTGGAGTAAGGATAACTAATTCGTCATGGACGGTTAGTATAATAGAGGACTCCTTTGGGAGTGACTCTTGGGCTCTAATCATAGCTAGCTTAATGATGTCAGCGGCTGAGCCCTGGATTCTGGTGTTAAATGCCTGGCGCTCTGCGGATGCCCGTGTAAAGGCGTCCTTGGAAAGAATGTCTGGCAGATAGCGTCGCCGACCTAGAATAGTAAGAACATGGTGTGGGTTGTTAGCCTTAGTAATACCAATGACCTTACTACGGTAGGTATTGACCGCGGTAAACTTTTTGTTGAAGTTAGCTAGAAGGTCTCTAGCATCTTTCAATGAACAGCCAATCTGCTTAGCAATCTTGTCCGGACCTACGCCATAGGCCATAGCTAGTACAAGAACCTTACCTGCTTTACGGTCTACCCCCATGGTGTCACCTACTGTAGTGTAGATGTCATCTCCATTGAGATAGTTCTGCATCATGATAGGGTCTTTTGACATAGACGCAATGACACGCGGTTCAATCTGACTATAGTCCGCAACCACCAGTTTATAGCCTTCAGGGGCATAAAATAGATTACGGATCGCCTTACCGTGAGGCGTATGAGGAGCAGGTACGTTCTGTAGATTAGGATTGCGGCTGCTAAAACGACCTGTTTCCGCACCGTGCTGTACAAAGTCACAGTGGATCCTTCCATTAATAAGTAGTGAGTCTTTATGCTCGCGCTTTTCTTTTCCGTTAACAGTGCGGACTACCTCGCCACCTAGGTAAGGTACTACGTAAGTTGTACTCAACTTGTTCAAGTCCGCGTACTCTAAGAGGGCATCAACTAACTCATCTTGTCCGCGGTACTCCTCTAAGGCATCCGCTGATACAGAGTAATCTGAGTACGTTAAAGGTTGACCTAGCGCATCTTTCTTCTGGCCTGCTAGTGTGAGGAGCTTGGGCTTTAACCCTCGTCCACCCTCATCCTTAGAGCCGTAAAGCATTGCCTGCTTCTCAGGGTTAGAGTTGATGTTAAACACCGCACCGGCAATAGAAAAGATCTTTGCTCTGGCGGACTCAATATCTTCACGGAGCTTAGCATCTAGCAAGGTAAGAGCATCGACATCAATAGGAGCTCCGGATAGCTTCATCTCAGCTAGAACACCTAATACTCCCATCTCAAGGTCAAAGATAGTATTAAGGTTAGCGCTATCAATCTTAGGTACTAAGGCCTTCCATAGTAGGAAGGTGTACTTAGAGTCTAGGTAGGCGTACTTAGCGACGTCTTCGAAAGAGTACTTCTCAATCTCTTTACCTACGCCCTTCTCCATCTCATAACCTAACTCACGTTTCAGACAATCGGCAAGGCCACAACGGTTCTTGTTACGGTTATCTACAACAAAAGACATGATCATGGTATCGAAGTAAGGCGCGGATGGCACACGACCTCCGTAGTACTTTGCTACAGAGGTCAAATCGAAAATGAGGTTATGACCAATGGTAAGTATAGACTCACTGAACATCAGAGGCTCTAATACCTCAAACACTTCTGCTGGCCATAACTGCTTAGGAGGATTACCAAAGACCTTTACAGCCTTCTTCTTATCCTTAGAGTAGTCGCTAGCACGTAAGGCAAGGCCCGCATCAATGCGCTTTTGTCCTGCGCCCGTAAGTGGAAAGTCATCACGAATAAAGTCGCCATTAGGATGACCCATAGGGATAACATCACAGCGACCGTGGGTTGCAAAAGTGATCCATGCAACAGTATTTACTGGAGTGAGACCTCGTTGGTCTCCAATTGTTTCTACGTCAAATGCGAATGCGTCCTGAGTAAGGTAGTAGGCTACCATCTCTTCTAGTTGCTCGCGTGTAGTAATGATATTCATATAAACCCCTAAAGCCCCCAGGTACTCCGCAGGGTAGCAGGGTATCTGGGGGCACAGCAATGACTAGGAAAGTGACTTGGCAATCTCTAGAAGCTCAGCGAATGATGACTCTTTAACTACAGAGCGGTCATACGCCTCTACGCTACTAAGGAAATCGTTGACTTCGGCTTCGTTGATGCCCCAGTCTTCCTCTAGGTCACGGCCCTTGACAGGGTTGACGTTGTACATAGTGGTCTGCTTCACGCCGGTACGGCTGATTGCCCAGTAGTTCTTAGCGAGCGGGCCCTGAGGGGTGAAGTTAAGGCTATGCAGTGTCTTGAACAGACGCGGAGTTGCGATAAGCAACTGACGCTGGAAAGGCGCAGTGCTCAAGTTTACAACGCTGAACGCACGCTTATCTTCTGGTCGGTTACCAAGCTCTGTGCAGAGTGGGCAACCATTGCCTAGACATACGTAGGACTTCTTGCCTTCCTTTGCTGTAAGGAAGTGCTGACGGTAAACAGCTACTGGCCCGTCTGGGTCAATGAACTTAAGTACCTGTGGTTGTTCAGTGTGCTTGAACTCTACTGGGTAGTCTCCTGCTGGAGCCGTAAAGGCCTCAGCACTAGCCCAGCCTGATGCAACTGAAGATGCTCCACCTGCATTTGCAGGTCGATCGTCGATGTCAAACACATCGTCGTCCGTGTCAAAGGAGGCTTCTTTGAATGATGGGTTAATGGCCATTGGTATTTCCTAACTGGTTAGCATTATTGGCAGTGTTGGTTTCTTGCATACGGATAGTATTCCACCTTTCGGAGATACTAAACGCTATTTTTTTATGATTATTCCACTCTATTCTTTCTAGCGAAAGTAGACCGGCTTTATCAAAGATTTCTACAACAGCTTCAATCATAGCACGACTATAAAGTCTACGCCCCTGGTGGGAGTCGCCGTTCTTATTTGTTGTAGAAGGCATTCGGTATGGAGCAGTAGGTAGGTAACCTTTCTTGACCCAGTCCCTGACCGTAATTATAGGACGGTCTAGGGCTGTGGCCAAAGCACCGATGGTAAAGAGCTCCATGTCTGTACCATTGGGCATAGTCTTGACGTAGGGGCGTGAGTCCCAGTTAACTTCTCTGGGCTCCTCAGCCTTTGCAGGCTCTACTGATTTACGCTTACGCCTACTACCTGGGTAGTACTCATCTAGACTAGCGAAGGTCTCGTCAATAAAGTCCGACATCTTATCCCTTAGTCATTACCAGGGCATAGCTAACCTTAGACGGGAACATCGTGTCGATGTCTTCCTCTGAGATAACGCCCTCGTAGTAAGCCTTCATGATTTCATCTTCATCAAGGACTGGGACCATCTTGATACAACGCTCGGCAATACCCTTCTTAGAGAGGAGAGCTTCAGCTACATCCTCGTCTAGGCTCTTAGACACTCGGCGCTGTTGCATTACCTTGGTGATGCCATCTACTTCGTGTGGCAATTCAATAACGATATGCCCACGGTCATCAACGACACCGGCCTCTTCTATAATTCCCTTAAGGGACTTCTTTACACCGCTTTGTATGGCGGTAAGTTCATCGATCTTGCTCTTTAGCAGTACGTTCTGCTGTACTAAGCCCTCAAGCTCCATAAGATCCATTGTCAAGGTCCTCCTCATTTCTAAGACGTGAGTCTGTAAGATACCTTAGCAGACCATCAATAATAATACTTGTAACGGTAACGCCGTCAACTTTAGCCTGGGCCTGTACGGCCTCCCATAAGTCGTCGTCAACTCGGATAGTTCTAGTTGGTGTTTGTCCTGAACGTGGAATGTGTCTACCTTACCCTGCTTTCAAATAGTTAAACATACGTACCCCCGGCTGGGATCGAACCAGCGGCACGCAGGGTAGAAACCTGCTGCTCTATCCACTGAGCTACGGAGGCTTGGTGGAGCTGCAGAGAATCGAACTCTGGTCCTAACAGTCTCCGCGTGCGGCCTTACTGATAGTCGAAACCTTCCAGCCCCTAGGGGTGAGCAGTTTTGTTGCTTGCTCAGGCAAAGCGCATGTTATACACCTGCTCAAGTGTCGAGACTAGGAGAGGTTATCGAACGCCTAGGGGCTTTTGCCCTTTCGTAACGTATCTAGTTCTCAATTGTTCTTAGAGCCCTTCCATAGGCGCGGTTAGGTGTCTAAGAAGATAAGCTATTTGCATAAGCTTGTACATCTGATGCGTACTCCGGACAAAGGTCCAGGCCAGCAGCAGCAATGATCATACCAGCAGCTTTTGCCTGCTCAGCAGTGCTAAACGTACCGCTTTGAATAAGGTAAGTAACAATTTCATCAATAGTATTACCTTCATCAAGTGCGGTACAAGTGGCGGTACCAATATCTAGTAGATTTGAGTCTGTAGTGGATTCAATATAGGGATCATTCATACTATGTACGTCAGCCAAGAAGACATCTTCAGGGCTTACATAGGAGTCGGCTGCCGGTGCCGGAGCTGGGGCAGGGTCCGCAGACTTAGTGGATGCACAACCAGCCAAAGCTAGAACAGCAACTGATGCAATAGCAATCTTTTTTAACATGTAGTATTCCTTAGTAGTAGAGGTACTATTAGTACCAGCGCTGGCGATTCCATACGGAAAGCGCATTGCAAGGGGTATTATACCTCGATTTGATGTACTTCAAACCCCAGATTATTTGGACATTCGGATTAGTTCTCCACCCTGTACCCATTTTACTCCCGGGTAGGGCCTGTGGGATACCATGAGCACCTGATGAAGAGTTATGTGCGTTGACCCTCCACCCGCTCTCGTGGTTCCATAAGGTGTGTAAGCATACATACTGAGAGCCACACCAACCGTACGTGTTTTGCATATAGATTCTGGCAAATTGTTTATTGTATTCGATTGAGGCATACGGTAACCTCTTATAAGATCTTGTAGATTCTGTAGTAACTCTACAAGATGCGTTGATATTTTGAGCCTGACTTTGGGCTGTCGGTAGCGATGTAAGCACGCCTACAAGAAGCGCGACAGCGGAAGTCCAGGCTTTTAGTTTACCTAGCATTAATTCTACCTTAACATATAAATAACAGGAGTTCACCTAGACTAAACTGATGATGTAATGACAAATTCCTTTAAACTACCTAGCGTTAGGGTCAAAGTACCCTTGCTATCAATACCTTGTCCATCAATAACAGCGCTAGCTACTGAGTTTTTTTGCTGTAATGCCTCATGCTGTCGCACCTCCACGGACCCTGCAATGAGGATGTCTTGGATAACTATAGTTTTCCATGTGCTTGATGCACGTTTGATACGGCCATTTCTCTGCGTCGCCGCGCCCGATGACCAAGGGAGATCATAGTTAACCAGCAAATTGGCGGCAGGAAGATCCACGCCGTAACCCCCAGCGTCACTGCTGATAAGGACACGGACGCTAGGGTCTGTATTGAGAGCAATTTTATTCTCCTCTTTAGTTTTAGCATCAAGCTTACCTGTATAAATCCTACAGATATCTGGTCCAATAGAATCTCTAATGATATCTACCATGTCTACATAGGTAGCAAATATTACGACTTTATGTTCAGGGCTTTGGCTGAGGAAGTCTTTAACATACTCTACTAAGGCGTCCAGCTTAGGAGAGGACTTAACTCCATCAAGGTACCCAGCTTCCCTTAGGGAGTGAGCATACTCTGAGCCTTCATTATCAGTATTAACATACTTGTCTGCACTGATTCGTATTAGATCGGGATGAGAGCAGAGCATCTTTAGAGCTGTTACCTTAGACATAATAAGACCTCGGTACTCATCAGCCTTGCTAGAGCTATCTCCCTCATACCCATAATGAGCTAGGACATTAAAGGACTTGCCAAACATATCCTGCGCAGACTCGATAGACTCAATAAGGTCATCTGCTATCTTCTGGTAAAGCTTTGCTGACTTACGGTCCAGATGGACTGTCAGAGGCTCCTTGTAGATAGACTCCGGTAGGTAAGGAGCTACGTCATCATCAGTCTGCTTCTTTCTTACAGAAGCTTCCTTCATCTTAGTAAATAAGGTAGGGAGATTACGGTAATGGTCTACTCCACCCCAGTCATTTCGTACGATAAAAGCTTGGTCAAAGATATCAAACCGACCTAGTACCTTGTTATCTACAAACTGCATGATACTGTAAAGCTCTTCTGGCCTACCATTTTCAATAGGAGTACCTGTAAGAGCAAACTTGATTGGCGCAAAGTTCAAACGCTTAACATAGCGAGAGCGCTTAGACTTAAAAGACTTGATAGCAGTGGCTTCATCCAGTACTACAAAGGCCTTAGGTAAGGACTTAACTATTGCCCAGTCATTTACTACCTGCTCATAGTTCATGATGATATAGTCAACGCCGGTCTCTCTCCAGTTCAGCGCCTGCTCATACTGCTTAGCACGCTGAGTTGGGGTGCCGTCAATAACTATGGGCTTTGAATCACTAAACTTAGTAATAGAGTTAGCCCACTGATACTTAAGGCTAGATAAGCAAATGATGAGTCCCGGCTCTTTGATATCGCCGGAACCCATCATGCTTTCAATAGCCGCAATAGTAAGAACAGTCTTACCTAAGCCAAGATCGTAGGCGACCAGCATTTTCTTCTGGTCGCACATACGGTCTACGGCTTCGACTTGGTAGGGCAGAAGAGTCCCTGTAAACATGCTAGCTAGGCATCTTTCCTAGCTGCAGGTCAACATCATTGTACTGTGATGCCCAACCTAGATACTTCTTGCCCCAGTTATTTTCAAAGAAGGCAAGGTGCTCAAGGCCAATGTAATTAGGCCGAGGGGCATCTGTAGTAATAACTACACCCTTCTTATCTGACTGCAAAGCTACGTGGCCGTACAGCCCACCCTCCCAAAAATGCGGAGCCCCAATTGGAGCCTTGGTTGGATCTGTATGGCGGTGTGCCTTTGGAATATGATTCCAGGCGTCCTGTGCTGAAGCGTACTTTGCGGGCAAGCCCCAAGCGTTCTGACAGGTTCGGTGGCAATAACCTAGAAAGCCATTCTTCTCATTCAAACGCCAGACATTCATATGTGAGAAGGCCTGTGTACCTGTGATTCGTGATACTGTCACTTTATCTCCTAATTAGATGTTCAGACCATAACGGACTGAGTGTATTGCGTTCTCGATACCTTGGAGAACTTCTGCTCGGCTCATACCGCCGACATCTTTTATATCGATGTTGTCATAGTTAAAGAACCAAGCCTCAAAGTTAAACTCCTTAGTCAAGTCTAACATCTTCATAGAAGCTGCAAGACCGGCGGCATCGGAGTCTAGCGCAAACAAAACCCTGTCAGCTTTGCGGATGTACTCCAGCTGCTTTGGGGAAATGATGGCGCCAAAGGTAGAGACCCCTCCCGTTATGCCCAATGATTCTAAACGTACGACATCTAGGGGTGACTCTACAACAATCATTGTTCCCCCATCGTACTGGTTTAAACCAAAGAGGGCATTACTTTTTTTAGTTCCCGCTGGGTTGTTCTTGAAGTATCTACCGTAGTATCCCTTCTCCTGCCAACCAAGCAGCTGGTTAGTAGCGGCATCTCGGATTGGGGTAACCCAGGCCTGCTGCCTTTTGTTCCACAACACCTGATGCTTGTTGGCAGCCTCTAGGGTTAGGCCCCTAGACTTGAGGGCTTTGTCTGGTGGGTATTTGAATGCCGCTAGGGAGGCCTCAGAGACGTATACAAGCTCTTCAAACGGATGGACCTCCCGCTTCTCAAGTGACCTCTCAATGGCCTCTAGGAAGCCGTTTGAGCCCCCTGAGAGCCATTCCTTGGCCTCCTCAAAGGTGTCGTACCCCTTTAGCTTAGCTACTAGTGTAACTACGTTTCCCCTGAAGTCACAGGAGAAACAGATGTGGGCCCCAGTATCTGAGTTAATATACCAAGAAGGGCTATGGTCTACGTGACCTGTGCGCTCCTCGTGGGCAGGGCAGAAGCCCTGAATCTCGTCTCCACGAGTACCAACATGTTCAATGTCAAGGCTATCAAGAACCTTTTCCATCTCATCTACTGTCATTCCCAGTCCTGTACGTAGTATGTTCCAATAGGTAGGTCGTCTTCGCTATTCTTAGTACCCATAGCCCAACGATAGATTAAGCCGTAAAGTTTATCTATCATAGGTCGTCCCCGTTAATCTCTCGGAAGTCACCGGTGTTCCAGTCCCAGACTAAGGAGACTTCCATAGGGCTACAGTTACGACCAGCCATAAGACGCAGGACACGGGTATCGTCTACCGCCTCATCCTCACGCTGTAGGCCTAGCAGAACATCAGCATCTTGGAAGAATGAGGATGAGTAACCGATAGAGCTAGCGGTAACCTGCCCCTTCTTCATCTTCCACTCAAGGGCTTGGGTAGAGATAATTACAGGAACCTGATACTTCTGCGCTAGGCGCTTTAGTGAGCGGGTGATGTTAGTAAGAGCTAGTGGGGTGTTTGCCTCACCGGACTGTTCATCAACCATCAGGTATACTCCGTCAATGAATACTACATCTGGCTGTAGTAGCTGAATCTTGTTGGCGATACCTGAGATAGTGGACGCGCTAGCGGACTCACTAAGCCAGAACTTGTGCTTTACAGCACCTAGTGTGCGTAGCTTAGTCTTGTAG